TCGTTAACGAGAGGTTCAGGTTCTTTCGTAAACGTTACACGAACACCACGACCAGGAGTGATACCGTCATACACGTTCACTGCGACACCGTTAGTGAACACATCCGTTGAAGCATGTTTATCTACACTGAACCTGCGTACAGGTAGCCATTCTTTAGAAGGACCAGTGGACTGCCATGTTATTTGCAGCACATCAAGTGCACCGGCAGGAAGATTGTATGCAGTGATGGATGGTTGGAAAGGGAACTCTATTGAACCGACAGCGAACAGTTCAGGATACACTGACTTGATAGCGTCATTGATTGCTTTCTTCACAATGTTGCGTGGAAACATTGGTGACGAAACGACCCTTGTTCCGCTAGTGTGAGCGACAGCAGTAGTGCTGCGGTATCCTCTACCGTATGGTGGGATAGTGAGTGCACCAGTAGAAGTGTTTACACCATCAACTTGTATAAGTTCAGTACCTATCTCTATCAGACCACGAGACACGGCAGTAGCATCGGCAACAATAATTTGTGTATCATCAGCAGTAATGTCTTCAGTAAGGTATGTTGCTTGATCCTGGAATGTGCTGAACCCTGTTAGATGTACGAGAGTGTCGTCAATCATTTCGTTAAAAGTAGTCATCAGGCACCAGCATTCACAAAACGTGCAGCATTCTTGTTAACAATCATGTTCGCTGGTGGATCAACATCAGCATTATAAGGACGACCCAAAGCACGACTAGCATTCTCGGCAGCTTTCACTTTATTCAATGTGGTTCCCTCAGGTTGAATACCGTTACGGCGTGCAGCATCATATGCAGATAGTTCAGTTTTAGTACGATCAAACATTGGTCGTTGTGGTGACACCATTACTGCATTGATTTTAATGTTTGCTGCACGGGCACAAGCCCCGAAAGATCCATGATCTTGTGTAGCACAATTCGACCTACACGCCACTAGGTACTCCTTCAATAGATATGAGATCACCGAAGCCAGCATTTTCTACAGCCGCAACTTCAGTATCGGTTAACACGTGCCTACGTCCACCACCGTAGTAGTAGTCTGCTTCCTCAATTTCTGTACCAGTCTGGTATTCAACTATGCGTCCAACGGTTCCAGTAATAGTGAGTGACTGTCCACTGTTAATGCCGTAGCGTTTCAATAGTCGATCATCCGTGTACACGTATTCCACGACAGGTAGGTTGAGGATGTTGAGTGGTTGGAACATGGTGGCAGTTAAACTAGATTGTCCGCTTAGCGGACGGCTAGTGGTGATATGTACTATATGTGCATTAGACTCAATACTAGACTCAAAGTCTAGACTACTGGTACTCAAAAATGCTAGACTACATTCAGCAGTTAAATCAGACTCACCAACAATGATGCTAGACGCTGCCTGCACAATGGTCGTAGAAACCTCTAGCGTCAACGTAGCAGAGAGAACAGCAGCAGCCTCAATATCTGAGTATATGCCAGCAGTTAAAGTCGCATTCGCGCTTAAAGAGGCTTCAACATTAGCCGTAATATTGGCACTAGAAGTAAGGGTACCCTCACCACTACCAGTAAACTCCCCATCCAACAGTTGAGGGAAGCCAAGTAAAGAAACAGTTTTCTTTACAATACTAAACATTAAGCCAAGCTAAGAGTAATCGCACCCGAAGCAAACTGCACCGTGTCACCCGAAGTAACAGCACGTGAAGAAGTCAACGCACCATACGCTAAACGCTTAGGTGAACCAGCAGAATCATAAATCTCAATACCAACAACCGTGCACGAAGGCATCCCAGTGAACGAGATGGAAGCGTTATTATCAATCGAACCACTAGCAGCAGCATCAAACGCAATCGTTTGACGAGCATACGAACCACCAGTAACTTCAGTACCAGCAGACGCATCATCACCATTAGCAGTAACAAGGGCAAGTTTAATAGGAGTAGTCACAGAATAAGCAGCAGTACCAACGAGGGCATCAAGCAACTGGTTCTCAATAATGTTAGGAAGATTATCAGCCACAGTAAATCCTTAAAAATAGTAGTATGAAAGAAGGTGATGAGGGTCACCATTACAGTGACCCCCACCAACACAACTATGCGGCGATGGACGAACCAGTCTCCACACGGTACAGTGAAGCCTGACGGTACACTGCCCAACCTTGCAGCGAGTACCAGCCCAGTGGACGTTGACGCATCAACTTATCCACAACAGGACCGATAACAACACCAGGCTCAACAGCAGTAGCCTCAGCGAGAGCCTGCTGTCCAGCAATGATCGTACGGTAAACCTTGGCACTAGAAGCACCATCAGTTGCGGTGTACGCACGTGGGGTTTCCACAACGTATGCACCACCGTAAACACCAGTAACACCGTTCAAGATGTTCCCAACGTTAGGATCGGTGTACTTGCGTACATCCTCGAATGCAAGAGCACCAGTCTCGGAACGCAGATCATGCGAAACCTCTGGGTGCATGTATGCTGCGTACAGCATTCCATCACGAGGAACAGCGTTTGCGGCACGAAGCTTAGCAACAGCCTTACGAACAAGTGAACCAGTCATTGTATCAGCAGCAACAACAGTCGCTGTGCTAGTGGCATCGCCACCATACAGAACATTCGTTCCACCAATCAACGTGCTAACAACAAGCTTATCGATAGAATCAGCCATGTTGTATGCGATAATGTTAGCAATAGCAGGATCAACATCCGAGAATGAGAACTCTGCGAGCTTCTTTGTTTCCAACACAACGTTGCCGTACTCGTTGAGAGTAACAGAAACAGTAGTAGGGTTGCTCAATGCAACAGCATCAGGGTCAACCGTTTCGGTCAACGCTGTCGTTGCAGCGGCAAGATCCTGATACAGTGAGAAAACAACAGACGAACCAGGCATCGCTTGCTGCACAGGCCGCTTATCCGCAAGGTCGCGGAACATGGGCTGTGAACGCAAAGCGAATTCAACATAACGGTCATAAGCAGCCTTGACAAGGTTGCTCATGGCACTAGTGCCAGTGTAGGCATTAGCCATAGTAGGAATTCACCTCCAAATAAATAGTTAATAAAAGGACAAACAGGACAATTACATAGCCAAAGGACCAGTAGAATTGCCATGCAAGAGCTTGTTCAACTCCTCAACAGATGTTGCGGCGTTAATCAAAGCACTCATTTGATCATTGTCCCCGTTATATGCTTCACCACTAGATTGTGTAGAAGAAATACGGGACCATTTTTCCAATTCAGGATTCACGATTGGTTTGCTCTCATCCTGTTTCGAGTCTTGACTAGTGAAGCCGAACACATCACCAAACTCAGCCAGCCAAGATTCAACATCCTCAGCGGATGTAATATCTTTCGGAACCAAAGCAGCAACCTTCGCAGGTATATTCTTTGCATCCAAAATGTCACGAACGGATCGTTCACGAAGTGAAGACTGTAACGACTCCAACTGTGCAGCCATTTCCTTGTTACGCTTCTGCGCTTCACGGTGGGCTTTCCGCAACTCTTTCATTGCATTAGAATCATTAGACGCGCCTGAGAAATCCTCATCATCGTCCCAATCATATTCAGACATACATACTCCCTTACTATTCATTGATAGGTTAAACGCCACCCTCACCACAACTTGGGGAAGAAGTGATGGCTGTGACTATCGGACTCTTAACACTGCCAGGGCCGACCGATCTGGCTAGGAGTGGAGAGTAAGGTCGTGAACCTTACGTCACCTACGTGACTCTCCGTTAAACTTTACCTGAACTACTTAACGCACTAGAACCGAAAGCACCAGTACCACCGAACCGTGCACGTTCACGAGACTGCAAACCCTTCACTTTACGTTTCGCTTCAGTATCAAGATCCAACTGTGCGAGGGCTGTTTCTTCAGCAGTCAATGTTCCTTTTTCTAACTGTGCAAGACGACCAGTGGAACGTTGCACATCAGCGATTTCACCAAGGATAGGTTCAGCCTGTGTGCCCGTAAGATTCTGGTCACCACCAAGGAACGTACCGATACGTTCAGCAGCACCAGCACCAAACTCTAGGCCACGTTGTTGACCGAGACCACCAATGATTGCAGCGTTAGCACGCTTGTTGATTTCGTTAGCGGTACGTGTCGGGTCGAGAACGTATGCTGTGAGTGTTGCTGGGTCAACATTGTAGTAGCGTTGGAACGAGTCACGTACTTCTTGTGGCGTTTCAGCAACAATACGTTGAGCATCAGTCACACGGTCACGAACTTCGTTGACGGATAGCGAATAGTCGCCGACAAGTTTAGCAATCGAATCAAACTCTGACTGACTACCAGCATCACCAAGAAAACTACTCATACCAGCTTCCCTGAAAATCTGCCTATAGTCTGACTCTAGTTGAAGATACTGTCCTTCGTTAGCAATATCAGTGATACCTTTGGCACGCAACTGTGTTAAACCTTTAAATCTGGTCTTGTATTCTTCAGTATTACGTAAACGCTCAAGCATTACTTCTTCACTAGTAGTGTCTTGAACAATGCCATCAACAGCACCAGCAAGAGAACCTAGACCATACTGTGTTAGAAGGTTACGTAGAAAAGATCTAGCCGATTCACGGTTCTGCGCAGCAAGACCTTCATAGTAAAGTTCTTCAGGTGTTTTAGTTTTATCAGCAGGAGTAGTGTTACCCTGATCGGTTCCTTCACCAGTTCCACCACCAGTGAAAGGATTACCTACCTGTACACCTTGACCAAGGTTTTGAAGAAAATCTGCATTGGTTGGTCCCTGATAGCGATAGTTACCAAAATCCATGCCAGTGAAATCCATACTCATTCAGGCTACCTCAATCCAAACATTTGAAGAATCCTAGTGCCAGTCTTAGCATAAGTATCCATAGCATTTTCTGTATACTGCCAACGGTCATCCTTACGAATCTGCTTATCAAAAGCATACAAAGGAACAACACTAGGCTTACCATCCTGGCCAACACCCTGCATAGCCTGCTGCAACAGTTGATCATTCAAATCAATCTGTGACTCGTCAACTTCAAGAAGGCGGGCCATACGCTGCTTATATGGTGCAGCAATATCAGCAGGGTCCATACCAGATTGGATACGATCAGCCCACGCAGGGAAAGCACCAACAAGATAAGTGTTACGCAAATCCTGTAACACATCATCCTCAGTAGTATCACCTTTAACAATACTTTTCACATAGTCATTAACCATGTTATCTGATAACTCTAAACCATTCTTTAAAGCCCATGATTTAATATTACGCTGAGACATTCCAGCGGAACCTTTAATATCACCAGAATCAAAAGAAATATAGTTAGATAAAGCATTATTCAACTCTGAAGGATTCATGTTCATTCGGCGTGCCTGCACAGCAAGATCACGCAACTGATCCTCAGTTAACGTGGCACCATAACTAGACGCCTGATCACGTAATGTTTCCACTCGTGAAGCAACATCTTGAGCATACAACTCAGGAAACTGTGCCTCAAAATCCATGTCTTTAACGGCAGTGGACTTATACTTCTGCATCCAAGGCTGGCTATTTAAACGAACAACAGCAGCATCAGCATTAAAACCAGTAGGATTATCAAAATATTCAGCAGTCAACTGGTTAAAGAATTGGCTTAATGCTACAGCATCAGGATCATTTGACTCTGAAAGTTGAGTCAGTAAAGCATACGATAAGCCAAGTTTACCAGGTACAGTTTCACGCTTAGTCGTACGCTTAAACGCTTTACGTTCTTCTTTAGACACTTCACCATCATTGTTAGCATCCATTAACTTTTCGTTAGGAGTTAAATCCTTAGGCACCTTCTGGCCTCGATTCTAAAGCTTTATTGAAAATATCCATCATGGTTGTAGCCTTACTGTAATCTTCAGCCTCGGGACCTTTCATCAAAGCTTCACGAATAATATCCTGCCTACCTTGAGCGCTAAGACCAGACTGTGTAACAGATGAACCAACACCAGATGTGGTTATGGTTGGTTCAGCACGTTCTGCTGTACGAACCTGCTTCAATACTTTTTGAAATTCTTCATCAGTAATACCACGACCAAGGACGGTTGAAGCCACAGCGTTAGCAGTAGACTTTAAATCCATTTCATTCATTAAAGTGGTAGAAGCGACTGGACCAGTATAGCGGCCTTTTTTGCCACCAGATTCATCTTTTCCAGTAGCACTAGGACCACGTTGAAGTAACTCAAAAACGTTTACGCCAGAAGCCTCAGCGTCATCAAGAACAGTCTTCCACGCAGTTTCAGCACCACTAGCAGAAGTAAACTTACTGCCGGTATATTGCTTAAGTTGCTTTACGAAATTATTATACTCAGCGCCACCTTTACCACGAAGCTCATTTAAATACGTTGATGCCTCATTGTATGGAACTTGTTTCGGTGCATTCTGAATTGGAAAACTACCATAGCGCCCAGGTTGATATCCAAATGGAACTGGTGTTGTCTTAGTATTCCATGCAATTATTTCACCAGAACCATCCTCGCCAACACCAAAAGAATCTAAGTCAGTAGGTATTCCAGGTTTTTCTGCTTGTTTCGCGTTTTCTTTTTTTTCACCTTCAGATGGTACAGCCATTATTTACCTCAGAATCCTAACGCGCCACTAGTAGCATTTAATAAAAGTTTCCATTGCAAATCATCAGTATACAAAGGTGATGCCTTACTCTCAACGTTAGCCCAAGAATCTTTAATCTTCTTCCGATTTTTTTCATACATCGGATCTTGAGGATCTAAAGAATTCAAACGAGAAGCAGCCTCATCGTACAAATTAATTATATTTTCAGCATCAATACCACGTTGATCGAGTTTATTATTATCCTTCATCCAAGAAACAGCAGTACGAATATCTTCAATATCGGAACGATAATCTGTTTTGTTTGGAGAAGAACCATCACTTAAGTCACCTTGAAGCCTAGACTCAAGCATTGGATACTCTAAATATAATATTTTTTTAGCAACAGACCACTTGTCTTTAACTGAATCATCACCAGCATCAATACCATCATAATATTGTTTTTGAAGAACACGATAAAGTGCGTAACCTTCAGCAGTAACCATTTCATTAAAATACTGATCAACAGTTTTTGGTATCTTCGCACCCATAGATGCAAGATATTTCCATGCGCTTAAAGATTGAACACCTTCTTGCGGGGCAAAAAATGCTGCACCAGTTTTGCTCTTATCAAACAGTTCTTTATTATTTTCAATAAACAACTGCGTCTCTTTAGTCGAAGCAAAGTTACCAAAAGAATCAGGATTATCATTTTCTGAAACAGTAAAAATAGAAAGACCTGGGTTCATCTTAATCCATTTAATCATCGCCTGATTAAAATCGCCATCGTTAACTTTAACAAGTTCAATGAATATTTTACGCATACCAGAAATACCCATGCTCTTAGCAAAATCTGTGACAGTCTGTGGGTTTACTGAAACAGCAGCAGGCAACGTAGGACCAGCAATAGTCTTTAAAAATGTTATATCAACAGCCGCAGTATTAAGCTTATCTTTTAGATCTTGCAATTCAGTATTACTATATTGTTTTGTTTCATCAAATAATCCAGTAGCAGCATAAACCTGTATAGCAGACCTAGCGGAATCAGCAAATACTGTATTATTGTCAAGGAAATCATCACGCTTGAAAGCAAGATTAAAAAGATCAACACCTTTTTTAACATTCGTTGGAATGACAGTTTCCCAGTATGGTCTTCCAACTGAATACTCGCCCATGATTTCTTCCTGCAAACTTTCAAGGGCAGGAAATATTTTCATTAAACCAGTAAATAATGTTGCACCATAAGGACCAGCAAACGTTGGAGCAAGAGAGTTAGGATCACCAGAAGGAGTCAACATACTTACCTTGGAAGTGAAATCCATTACAGATCCACCTTCAAGAACATTAACACCAAAAAGTTTAGTAATATTATTTATGGCAGTTAAAGTAACTTTGTTACCAGGCCAAATAAAATACTTATCGCCATACTCGTCTTCACTAGTGAAACCAGTCTCATCAAGTGCATGCCAACCAATGTTTAACCTTTGAATAGCCAAAGGATTGTTGCGTGTTGTACGCATCATGCGCCTAAAGAAATCTTCCTGAGCACGATAGAAGCGAGCAATGTTACGAACATTCCAAGCCATCTGTGAACGAACCTCAGGGTTATCAACGTAAGCCATTGTTGTGGCAAAAGCACGCTCGTAGGCATTCTCTACAGCCCAGTTCTTGCCTGCTTCTTCACCAAATTCTTTAATCATTCTTTCTTCTATAGGGCGAAGAAGGTTTCTTGCATCAAGATAGTTGGCAATAAAAATTGGTTCACGAGTGAAACGTGCAAGAGATCGACCCATTGCTGACCATGCCTGCATGCGAAGTGGGATTTTAGTAGACACTGGGATAGTAGCATTGTCTACACTTAAAGCAAGGCTTGGTTTCCCTGGCATGTTGATAAGATCTTCTTCAGTTATACGATCAATCTTTTTACCATTCTCAATATCATACATTGAGTAAGATACTTCTGTTTCACCTTTAGCATTAACTTTTTCTTTACGAATTTTATTGTAAAGATCGTCATTAAATGAACCATCTTTAGTTGTAAAAACCCTGAGTGCATCGTCAAGTTTGCGGCGAGCAAAAGATGGTACACCTTCAGCAGCAACAATGGCTGAATTGTTAAGCATTTTTTGTGATCCAGTTTGAAGAACTGAAGCATACTGACTAACTACACGCTCAATTTGATCCGCTGAACCAGAAACTTTAGCCTCATAGTATGCTTTAATAAATGAAGCTAGTTCATTTTTTTTAGCATCACCATGAAGTACAGCGTAAATGTTGTTGTGCCATGCACGTATAGATTCAACGTCTTCGGGAATAACTTGCTTAACATTATAAGGCAATGGGATACCATTGACATCTTGGATCTCACCATTAATGATTGCTTTGTTTGTTTTACTAGCAGCATTCATGTTGCCGTTAACAAGATTTTCTGTAGTCTCAGATGCTTCATCCATTATTGTGTAAAATGATGGATGCTCTGCTGCCTCATCAAGATCTTTAATAACTTGCTTATTGCGTGGTTTGTTAATAAACAAAAGTTTTTGACGCATAAATGCTTTACGAATTAAACCAACAAGTGGTTCTCTTTCCCCAGCATCAGCAAACTTTTTAGCAGCAGCAATTTCGGCTTCATTTAAATGTGGAAGAATTATTCCCTGTAATGCTCTAGGCATTTGATCGCCAAGCCAACGAGTAGATGAAGGAATCAAACCAAGTTTCTGTCCACGAACTAAACTAGTTGCTTCTTTTTCAACACGCTGAGTTGCTTCGCGCTTTGCCTTAGAGTATAGCTGACCGTAACGGTAGCCTTTCCATGAGCCACCAGTAAGGGCATACAATCCAGCATCTTCAAGGCCGTTACGTAAAAAGAATCTTGGACCACCAATTGTTCCTAAAGCCCAAAAATCGGTGAGGGTAGACATCTTTCCATTATCGCCAAGAAGTGCAGTCAAGTATGATTGGCGTAAAGACATACGGTCTAGTGCTGCCATATTGGGGAAAGAAATAATTGAAGTCATTTGGTAGTCATATAATGCTGCTGATGACCCATCTTCAAGAACAGAAGGATTATAAACAGGAGCATCCATAGCAGCAGCAGCAACTTGATTTTCTACGTCATCTTTGCCTTGCTTAACAACTGAAGCTTTAATACTTGGCATATCAATATAACTAGGTGAATATAACTCACCAGTACGCATACCAGAAACAACATTGTCAATAAGCTTAGTGCCAGAAACAGGATCAATAATATCAACACCAAGAGAATAACCAACGCTTCGACCAATGCCAGAAGCAAATTCTTTACGCTGACCAGGATTCATTGCACGCCAAATCTCTGCGCTATAGTCAGCCCAATACTTAGGCATGCCACCGTAAAGCATCAAGTCACGAATCTTGTACGCATCTTTACTGCTGGCAAGATCGAGGCCGTTAGAAAGATCAGGCATATGTGCTTGAGTGCGCGCAACACGCTCAAGACGTGCACGTGGACCAGTCTTTCTTTTAAAACCATATCTTTGCATAGCATAACGTATGCGTTGATCTTCACGTGGAGAAACAGAAGCAAGGTTTACTATCTTGCCCAAGAAAGTTCTTTTGGCTGTATCGTTAGCGTAAACAAAATCGCTAAGCATGCGACCAACAAACTTATCGCCACTATTACTAGAAAGTCTTTTAATAATAACAGGGATCGCTTCTTCTGGGAGCATTTGAGAAACTCCCTCACCAAAAATATTATCAATATTCTTGGCCGAATTACGATCATAAGTTAAACCACGAGCAACAAGTGATGCACGCTTTACCATAGCATTAGCAGAAATCATGTGTGGTATTGTTACTTGATCCCCACGCTTAGCAACTTGACCCATAGTCATTAGTTCAATGTTTTGTGCATCTTTAAAAAAGATCGCAGCATCCTCGGAACTGCGAATACCCGAAACTTTAAAACCTTCAAGTGCATCAGCATTAAGAAAATTCTTGTACTGTGAGCGCAAAGAGTTCATCATTTGAGCAGCTTTAGTTGCATCTTCTGCTTCATCAACTTTAGTTAAACCAGCGCCAAGTGTATCAAAAAAGTTTTTAACACCGCGTTGCTGAAAAGACTTATCTATAATTGCTGGATCAAGTTTACCCAATCCATACTTATACATCTTATACATTTTTCCAAACTTGCCACCAACAAGTAATGGGTCAAAAGCAAAAAGAGCAAGAGTATTTATAGTGTTTCTTGTTCCAGTGAAAAGTGCAGACTGAGATGATTCTATACCTTCTGGAGTTAAAGGATCAATACCAAGCATAGAGTTAAAACTCCATGAAAAAATATTTCCCATATTGCCAGTCTCTGCACTAGCAAGATATGTTATTGCATCAAGAGTATTTTTATCATAAGCGTTAAGGTTTAAAGCCTGTTCAAGAATACCTAACCGCTCAAGATCATCATTAGAAGCATACTTATCTAAAAGAGAAGCGATGGCTTCATCTGGATTATCTGTTTCACTTGCTTCACGAGCATCAAGAATAACATCAACAACAGTATCGCCGTAAGTTTTTCTAGCGTAATCAACCATTGTTTTATCAAGAGTTCCAGGTTGAGAAGCATCCCATGCTTCTTGGGGACTCATACCAGAACCCATCCAAGAAATAGCGGTACCTGCTTGAACTCCACGTTCAGTTGCCCAAAACAAACCATCAAAGATTGGACCGAGTGAACGATCCCAAACAAACCCAATGGCGTTGCTTATTACGTTTTGTCCTTCTTCTTCTTTACTAACCTCAATATTTTTGTTAGCCTCATCAACCCAAGCGTTATAGACATCAAGCATAATTGCTTGCATGTCAGGACCCATTGTATTAATAATTTGTTGCTGACGTGCTGGATTTCTTGTGCTAACAATTTGTTTAACAGCATCAAAAGCCAAAGGCAAACTTACTGCATCATACTGTTCTTTTGCACTAAGACCAGATACTTTAGCCTGCATAGCAAGAACAGGAAAACGCCTAACAGCAACTTCATTAATTTCTTGCTCTGTAAGTGGACGTTCACTTTTTATATCTCCACGAGCAACAACAGTTCCAGTAACTGGATTTGTTCGCAAACCAATGTCATTGACACGGACACGCTCAATGGCCTCATCAATAGTAATTGGTTTACCAATTAAACGCGCACGGTTTTGTTCAGCCTTAGCCTGATTTAAAGTAAGTTCAGTTACAGAATCTTGACGATACTTGTCTGCTTCTTCCTGATTAATGAAAGATTTACCAGTAGCATTATATGTTACGTCACCTTCATTAACATACGTTCCACGTTTAGGAACATTAAATGAACGAGCAGGACGCTTAGGTAACGGCTCCTTGTACGTATCTACAGGTACAGGATTACTTTTAACTTTATTCCCAAGATTATCTTTCTTGGAAGTTTTAGAATCATTCTCTATAGGAGAAATCAATTAATATCCAAGTCTTTGAGCAAGGGAAAGCATCGCTAAAGTATCGCTACTAGGATTCTCTATAGCCATGCGTGAATAGATAGAAGAAAGATTTGGTCTACTTGTTTGCGCTGCCATCGGTGTTGGACCATCACCAGGACCAAACGGTGCACCAGCAGTAACTGGTTCATCAGGACGTTGAGTCGGTGAAAATAATGGAGTAGCAGACATGCCACCAGCCTGTGAAGCTTTACGTGCAGACGAACGAGGTGAACGTGCTGAAGGTGAAGCAGACATAGGAGCCATGCTTTGCATAGTGTTAAACTCGGCATTCTCGCCATACGGCATGCCGGTCATGTCAGCCTGAACCTGCTGGGGTCCACCATCAGTCCGTTGAGAAAGTTGACCAGGACCAGACACGGGTGCAGGATTACTTGGTGTGCGTTTACCGCCCCATTCACCAGCCATCGTTATCCTCCAATGTTACAGTCCGTGGATCAATCAATTCTTTTTCGGGTTGTGGACCCCACTCATCTTCCTCATCTTCCTCCTGAACGGATTCAGACTCGACAAGATTATATTCAGCCATCGTGTAAAGAGTATTATCAAAATACTGCTTCATGCGTGCAACCATGTCATCAGCAATATCAGGTGACCATGATGATCCTTCAGACATGAGTGCAAGATTTAGGTCAAGGTAGCGTAAATGCAAACTGATGTTGCGTGAAGGAACCCTCATATCAAACTACCTTTCGCTAAAAAAATACTTACTTGGAACCCTTGGTTCCTTTACCGCCTGGTGCACCAAACTTGATGTTCTTGCCATCGAGTGTGCCTTTGCCTGACTTGTCCATGATTGGCATGGAAACGTTAGGCTTACCGTGTGTACCTTTGTTAGGTTGTGGCATTACTATCTCCTTATTGTTATTTGTTTAACGCATGCTTTCTTTAAAGCGTTTAGTTGAAAGCTTCCCAGCTTTCTTCATCAAAGCATCAGTCTTCTTTTGTTCAGCAAGTTTCTTAGCAGCAGCAACTTTCTTGGCAGCGGCACGCTTAGCGATAGCTTTTTCACGTGTAGCAGCCATACCACGGCGTTGCTCCTCAGCACGAGCACCAAGGGTTTTCTTCACTGGCTTAGCAGCATATTCCTTGTAAGGATCGCGTTTCTTTTTTGCTTCAGCAGCCATGACTTACTCCTACCATTTCACTTTATCGGCCCAGTAAGCCGCTGACATTTTACCTTTAGCAATATTCTTAGCATGACGAGCTTTGAAAGAAGCCTGCCGTGCGGTAGGTTGACGATCCCCCGTCACACCTTGCTGCCCGAAACGAATTGTTTTAACCTGCGTGCCTTCTTTAGCAACAACAACGTGAGACTTAGTGGGATGGTTTGGTGTACGTTTCGGTTTATTGTAACCTGATACACCAGCACGTTTAAGTCTAGAATCTTT